ATTGTCTACCTTATATTCCATAATAAGAGTACTACAAATTTTATCATATACTTCTTGTCTTAGATGATCGTCTTTTTCAAGTTTTTCATTCCAATCTTTTGATTGAAACTTAATAACCTCTCCGTCGTCTGTTGTGTATGTATACCATGCGCCACTTTGAGAAACTAATTTATAGTCTTTCAAAACTCTTAGCCATCCACCAAAATCATCTATTCCGCTATCAAAGTAAATATCAAATTCTGCTGTTCGCAATGGCGGGCCCATTCTATTTTTAACAACTTGGCATTTTGTTTTAATACCAACTGTTTGATCTTGACCATTAACTTTTGCCTTTATCTGGCCTGCAGCCTTTAGTCTTAATCTACAACTAGCGTGGAATGCTATTGCTTTCCCACCACTTGTTGTCCAAGGGTCACCAAACATAACTCCCATTTTCTGTCTAAGTTGATTTGTAAACATTAAAGCTATTCTTTGTCTTCCAATCATTTGCGTTATTTTACGCATTGCTTTTGAAAGAATAATAGCTTTACCAGTTGACCAACCATCTTTGTCGTAATCGGCTGATTGTTCTACTCTAGTTGTAGCAGCAGCTACAGAATCAACAACAATGCTTACAAGTCTATCTTTGTCGCTTTCTCTAACTTTAGTTATTATATTGTCTATTACTTCAAAAATATCTTCAACTGTTTCCAATTGAATATATAACATTTTAGAAACGTCTATACCAATAGTTCTTAAAAACTCTTCATTCATTGCATTTTCTGTATCAATATATACAGCTAATCCATCTTTTTTCTGAGTATTTGCTAAAATTTGAGCTGCTACTAAAGACTTACCTGAGGCTTCTAAACCAGTTATTTCGGTAATTCTACCAACTGGTATACCGCCGTTAGGGCGATTAGATATGGCCATGTCTAACATAGAAGATCCTGTACTTATCCATTCGGTTAAATCTGTTGGAGTATCTTCTGCTCCATCTAAAAAATAAGCAACTTTATAGTCCTTAAATTTTTTATTTAGAGAATCTGCAACGATTCCTGCTAAATTATCTCTGTCTTCTCGTTTACTAGCCATATTTTAATTAAACAAATCGTCAAATGCTGCAGAAATATCATCAGTTTTTGTAGCTTTATCTGCCTTTTTTTCTGATGTAGTTACTGTTGCTGTATTATTTGAAGTTGTTTGCGCTTTAGTTTCCCAAGGTAAATCGCTTTGTCCTTCTAACTCATTTTCTTCTGGGTTTAACCAAGATTCTAGTGCAGATTTTAAGTTATCATAACTTTGTTTTTTGAAAATAGAAAATATTTCAGTTTGTCCTGTAACAATTTTATCTGCTAAATTTTTATCTTCAGTCGCTGCTGTTTGATTTGGTTTTACACGAATTGCAGTTTTTGGATAAGATCCTGCACCTTCTGATGGGGTGAATTCAACTACAATATCTCTACCTGCAGTTAAGTCTGTAATATCACCATAGTCTGGATCTGCAATAAATCCTAATAGTTCTTGGTAAACTGTTTTACCAAATCCCCAAAATTTAACGCCGTCTGACTCTTCGCCTCTAACGATAACTGGTACATAAACTCTCATTTTAGGTTCTAGTTTTTTAGAAAGTTTCCAATCGTCACTGTTTCCAGTAGATTTTAACTTGTCTGCAAATTCTACAACCGGGTCTGATTCTCCATATGTTACCGGTGATAAGTAATTTTTCTTACCTAAGTCATAGTGAAAAAATAATTCCAAGAATGGATTATCTTTATCATGCTGATAAGGTACTATTCTAACCTGATTTGAACCTGGTTTAGGTTTCCAAAGGTTTTCTGTTCTTTTTGTTGATGATTGTAAGTTATTTAACTTACGTCGGATTGCTTCTAAATCAATAGCCATTTTTTTCTCCTGTTTTAATTATTATTTAGTTAATATAATAAAAATATTCCATACTAAAAAACTTCAGTTAAAATATTTTTATATTTTTTGTGGTATCCTTGTACCGCTAATTCTTTTGCTTTTGCTTCGACAACTACATCAATGTCTAGACCGTAGTCTTTGATTTCGTCTACAATGTAGTCTGAGTGAGCTTGTTCTTTTATTTTGCTAAATTCTTTGTACATTCCAGCTAGCGTTGGAAAATCTTGCATTTGTTCTAGCGTTATGTTGCTGTTTTTACAAATCTGTTCAATTACAAGTTTCTGTTCTTTTCTTTTAGATTCTGAATAGTGAGTACATTGCTTTACACCTTTTGGCCAGGTTTTTGCTGCAAGTTTAAGTGCTTGTTCTTCAGTCATATCGCCTGTACAAAACTTGTGGTGGAAGTAATCAAATACAATTGGTATACCTACTACTTTGTATACACCTTCATATAGGTCTTGTACAGAATACATATTCTTTTTGTCATCATTTTCAACTGTAAGACGAGCTTGAGCAGATGGTTGTAATCTTAAGAAGTTTTTACAAAATCTATCTAGTGCAGAAGGTTTATCGCCATATGCACCTCCGACATGAATATTAATTTTTGCCATACGAGACTTTGGTAGACCCATAAGATCCATAATTTGTGCAGACTTGTTAAGTTCATTTATAGCATTTAGCACTACTTTTTCGTTTGGTGAAGCTAGTACGCAAAATTGGCCTGGATGGAACGACAGTCTTTGTCCATTATCCATTGCAGTTTTGCCAACAGCTTTTAATAGTGCACATATTTCTTGGTAATCTGGTAGATCTGACAATTCATATTCTGACATCCAAGGCATCATATCACTGGACATGCGATATACTTTTATATTGTTTTCATTATTCCACTGTACAAGCTTTAATAAGTTTGTAATGTTTGTAATTATTAATTCTGAAGCATATTCTACGCCTTTAGCGTCAAATGTTCTTCGTATCATACTTCTGTTGCATGAGATACCTTCTTTTGAAAGATTCATATTTATACATGCATATCCTAGTTGTTTTGCCATAGTTTTAATTTTATATAAGGTAATATAATAATTTTATTTAACATAAAAAAATTCTGAGTGAAAAGTTATTAACATTATTTCCAAAATAATTGTACACATATTATACCTGTTGCAAGTATTAATGAAGTAAAAGTTTTTAATGATATTCCTTCTCCCATAAATATCCAAGTTAAAATTGCGTACGAACTTATACCTAGAGCAAAACCTAAGAATCTTCCTGGCCATAATAAACCGTCAAAATGTTCATAAGCATATTTTGTTGCCATGATAAAAGCATAAGATATCGTTGTACCCATTGTTATCGATAAAATTAGTGGATGTTTTTCGAACCATTTCCAAAGAAATTGTCCGTTAGTTTGAAACCATATTAAGGTTTGTCCAAACAAGAAAAGCAGGACACAAAGCGTTAATTTACTCATATTTTAATTGCTATTAGTTAATTAGTTAATTGTTATTTAATATAAATATAATAAAAATATTCCAAATAAAAAAATCTGGAGTGAATTATTTTATTATTTTTTTGAAAGTTTTTTTAGTTCTGAACGAATTAAGTCTGTCAAAAGAGCTTTTAATTTTTCTTCATCGTCATCGCGTCTATCTAAATGGGCATCTGGATCATAAGGGGGATTAGATACTGCAGTATGTTTTTTAGCTACAGGTTTATCGCTTGGTAGTAATCCTATATCTTCAAATATATTTTTATCTGCTTTGCCCGTCATAACTTTTCTAGCTACCATTTTATCATCTATATATAATTCGCCTTTATCGTCGAAGTATTTCCAATGCGCTACCTTAGTGCCTTTTTTAAAGCCGTAATGAATATTGTTTTTTTCGTCATGGACTATAGTGTATTTTGGATTTAACTTTAAGTAGTTTTTTTGAAAATCTTTCCAGCGATATCCAACCATAGATTCTTTATCTAATAATGCCATATTATCTTTTTACCTTAATGTAAATTATTTCTTGTACTTCTGTATCTATCCTACGAAGGCCTGTATCATTTGTTAGTAATATACTGTCTCTGTAATTTTCCCAATCTAATTGATATGTTGTATCTAGTACACCGTTGTTTACTATTTTAATACATTCATTTAAAGCATTAATCGTGTAAAGGGTATTTGTTTGTTTTTTTCTATGTAATGATATGGTATCTTGAAGCGTCTTTATGTTTTCATTTGCATCAATGTTATATGTACACATTAATTCTCTAACATCTCCAGTGTTTTTAAGAATAAATACCTTATTATACAAAATATCGTAAGCATCTATTATCTTATCAATAGTTTTTGATAAAATTTTAGTATTCGTAAACGTACATAGTAATTGTGTTCTCATTATTTATATACCTCTTTCGTTGCTGTATCTAGATTTTTTGCTAATTCAGGATGCAATTTCATTTCAAACTTAATGGTTCCACCTCCATATCCTCTTCCGTCTTGTCGTATTACTATATTTGCTACCTTTATAGTTTTATTGCCTAAATCATCAATATTGTATACTAAATATGGTTCACCTTTTTCAGATTTTTTTACACTAAGATTTTCTTTTAATTTATTAAAATCGTCAGTTCCAAATATTGCCTTCATTGTTTCTTTATCTAACGACATATCTCCAATGGCCATAGTTTCTTCGCCTTCTGAAACAGCCTTTAAAGGAAATTCTTCTTTAATATTTTTTATTAATCCTTCTCTAACTTTAGGGTTATTGTTTAATTGGTTTATAGCATCTTCTTGCATTTTTCTATGTTCTAAATCATCTGCTTTTAAATACTCTATTGCTTTAGGATTGCCAGCATCAGCTTCTACTCTAATTGCCTTTAGTATAGCTTTAGATTTGCCTCTACTACCCTTTCCAGATTCTGTTGCACTTATTTCAGATTCTAATTTTTGTTGTATTGATTGTGGTAAAATATTTTTTGCACCTGATACTAATCTTGAACGTTCATTTTTAGAATATTCTTTAGGATCTATTGCAGTACCTCTTAACTCTGGATCCCAGTTATTTACCATGTCTCCTAGTCCTGAATTTAAGAAGTTTATATTTTTATCTTTCTTTAGTGATACTTCATCAAGTATTTCTTCACCATTAGATTTTTTAATTTTTAAGTACATATCAGTAGAAAAGCCTTTATTTTTGTTATAGTCAGACAATCCCATAGCTTCCACTTCTCCTTCAGCATCCCATGCGCTTCCAATGATTTCAGCATCTTCACCGTATTGTTTTTTAACCCTGTCTAATATTGCTTTTCTTGATTTTCTTGCTGCTGTTATCCAACTTTTAGTAATAATTCTTGTTCCTTCTTTTTTAAGCTTTGGATTATTTTCAAGCTGAGACTGTTCGTGTTTTTCTAAAGATGTTGCAAACTCTTCAAATTCTTCGTCAGTCATTGCAGAACCTACCATCGTCATAAG